GGATGAGATGATTTGCGATTTTAATCCATCCGATCCGGTGCATTGGATTTATGATGAAGTCATCACGCGTGACGATTGTGACAGTTGGATATCAACCTACAAAGACAATAAATTTTTACCTGCGGAGTTGGTAAACGAAATTGAGCGATTGCGTGAAAAAGATCCGGATTATTGGCGCGTGTACGGAGAGGGGAAACGTGCGGTGTTTAGTGATCGCCAAATATTCCCTAATTGGCAATTCATTCCAAAGGCGGATTTCCCTGAATTTGATGATGTGTTTTACGGCCTTGACTTTGGATTCAGTCACGATCCAACGGCCATTGTGCAATTGGCAAAAGTTGGCGATAAATTGTTCATTCATGAAATATGTTATAGAAAAGGAATGACAAACCGGGATATTGCCGATTTTTTAAAAGAAAAAAAAATCAATGAACACATAATTTATTGCGAATCAGCTGAACCAAAATCCATTGAGGAATTAAGGCAAATGGATATTTTAGCAATTCCTGCGATTAAAGGCGAGGGATCTATCAAGGCCGGAATTAGCCTATTAAAAGAACATGAGGTGATCTGTTCAATTGAATCCCCTAATTTATTCAATGAATTTCAGTTTTATTTTTGGGAGCAATTAAAGGACGGAACAATAGTAAACAAGCCGATTGACAAACACAATCACCTGATGGATGCAATTCGGTATGGGGTATATACCAAATACAAAAACCGTTCTGATTTTTTTGTGGTTTAATTATGTATTTTTGAGAAAAAAAAGCGATACAGATGGCATCATTGATTGATACATTCCGGCAGACAATTGCCAAAGCATTAGGATCAGGTACGAATCCGGCATACAACAAATTGATTTATACGTGGCTAGGCACAAACATCATTGTCAATGAGGATGCAGATTCCACATATATCCGTGATGGATACCAACGCAATGCAACCATTTATTCAATCATTAATTTGATTGTTAAGGCGGCAACCACCATTCCAATGACCGTTTATAGGGTTACAAATGAGGGATCAGCAAAGCAATACAAAGCAATGACATCCGGTGTAATGGATGGGAATGCAATGTACAAAGCTAATATCCTGCGCAAAAGAGCATTTGAAGAAGTAACAGATAGTGATTTAGAAGCATTATTAAAACGGCCAAACCCATCACAATCATTTAGTGCATGGTTGGGTGAATTAGTTGCATTTGGTAAATTAACCGGCAACAGATACGTTTACGGAATTGGGCCGGATACAGGGCCAAATGTGGGTAAATTCACAGAATTATATGCATTGCCATCACAATTAGTTGAGATCGTTTCGGGTGGTGTAATGCAACCGGTGGCAGGATATAAAATACAATACAATTCAATGATTGAGGTGTCACCTGAAAGTGTGTGCCACATAAAAGATTTTAATCCGGATTATGACAGCACAGGATCAAACCTATATGGACAATCGCCATTGCGTGCCGGTCTAAGGGTATTATCCGCCAACAATGAGGCAGTCACCACCGGATTAAAATATTTACAGAATCAAACATCACGTGGTATGTTGATTTCAAAGGATGGTAATTTGACTGAGGTGCAGGCGCAAGCATTAAAAGATAAATTCCGTAAAAATTATCAGGGTGCAACAAATGCAGGTGATGTGATTATCACACCAAAGGATTTAAGTTGGGTGAATTTTGGTTTATCTGCATCAGATTTATCATTGATTGAACAATACAATGGCACCGTAAAGGATTTGTGTAATATTTATAATATCCCTGTGCAGTTGCTAAACAATACAGATTCATCGACATACAATAACATGAAGGAAGCCAAAAAGGCTTTATATCAAAATGCGGTGATTCCTGAATTGATTAAAATACGTGATGAATTGAACAGATGGTTGGCACCTAAATTTGGCAAAGGTGATGAGTATTTCATTGATTTTGATTTCACGGCCATCAGCGAAATGCAGGAAGAAGTGGATAAATTGGTGACACAATTATCATCTGCATGGTGGGTTACACCAAACGAGAAACGTGATGCAATGAATTATGCAATGGACACAGAAAATCCATTCATGGATGATTATTTCATTCCGGCCAATTTAATGCCGCAAAATCAAACAATTCCTGCGTTGGAGAATCCAAAGCCGTTAAACGTATAAAATATGCCATTGCCAAATCCGCGTGAAGGTGAGAACAGAAATGATTTTATGGGTCGTTGTGTTATTGATCCTAATATCATTGGCGATTTTAATACCATTGATCAACGCGTTGCTGTTTGTAGTTCGTTATATGATGAAAAAAAAGAACAAAAAGCGCAGGATAATTGGGCAAATGAATTTGAAAACCAATTAACAGAAGCAGAACGTACATCAGTTCGTGATTTTACAGAGTTTTACCGGGCAGAATATAATAATTCCATTGACCTATTTTTAAAAGTAAAGGCAATGACACCTGCATCAGCACAGGGATTTTTTCAGGATAACAAATACATTGATATGTATGAAACCATGTATTCTAAAATCGGTTTACAATTTGCCAATTGGTATTCAAAAAACATTGAAAAATATTTACCGAAAGCAGATATAGGTAATATGCAATCCATTTGGGCAAATGCATTTGCATTTATGGGAAATCAGGTGGCAGGGCAACGTGTCACGTTAGTATCATCCACAGCACAGGCAACATTGACAAATACAATCCGCCAATTTATGGCTGATCCAATATTCATGTCAGCAGGTGAGGTTGTACAATCAAAGATGTTGCGTCAAAAATTTAATGGTTTAGCAGATTATCAGGCACGCAGGATTGTACGTACAGAGGCAACAAATGCAGCCAATTATGCAACAGAGCAGGCAGCATTAAATTTGTTTCCCGGTCAGAATATGACTAAAACATGGAAATCAGGATATGATGCAAGGGTGCGAGATGCACACCGGGCAGCAAATAATCAGATGGTGCCATTTAATAGCAAATTTGAAGTTGGTGGCGAATCATTACAGAGGCCGGGTGATCCTAATGGATCAGCAAGCAATGTTATTAATTGCCGTTGTTCAATGATTGCATTGCCAATTGAAGGGGCAAATACAATTGGCGCACCAATTACAAACATTGGTTTTGGTATAGCACAGGCAACCGTAATTGATGCAATCGTAAATGCCGATGTAATAACAGGAGCAACAGGGGCAATTATTGCTGATGAAAATTTAGGCGGTTAAAATTAATTTTTGCATTTAGTTTTCTAATTAGCAATTTGACTAATTTTGGGCAAAGGATAGAATATGATTTACAAACAAACATCGATTGGTATAGATGACATAGATGAAACAAACGGTATTGTTTCAGGATATGGTTCAATTTTTGGCAATATTGATTCAGACAATGACATCATTTTGCAAGGGGCATATACAAAAACATTATCCGAAAACGGATCACGTGTAAGATATTGCAACCAACACAGAATTGATCAGCCATTAGGTAAATTCACAGAATTACGTGAAGATACAAAAGGTTTGTATTACGTTGCTGAAATCCCGAAAACACGAATGGGCAAAGACATTTTGTTGTTGATGAAAAATGGTGTGATTTCTGAAAATTCAGTTGGAATCATGCCAATTGTAAAGAATTACAGACAGGATGGAGTGCGTGAATTGAAAGAATGTAAATTGTACGAAATATCATGCGTTACATTGGCAGCAAATCCAATGGCATTGATCACAGATGCAAAGGGTGAAATTAATCAGGATTTATTGGCAAAACGTTTCGACATTTTAGCCAAAATGATTAAAAAAGAAAACGTGTCCGATGAGTTAGGATACGCAATTGAAGGTGAGTTGATGAAATTAAAATCATTGTTTGTGGATATAACCACACGGCCGGCAGAAATTGTCACCGTGCCGGAAATCAAACAGGTTGAAATTTCCGAAATATTTTTATATTTAAACAAAAAAATTAAGTCAAAATAACATGACAGAAGAAATCAAAAATCAATTAGATGAATTAAATTCAGCTATTGACAGCCGTATTGCGAAAGCAGAAGGCCAAGCAGTTGCATCAGCAACAGGTAAAGCGGATGAATTATTAAAATCCGAAATCAAGAATTTAGAAACTAAATTCACAGAAATCCACAGCCGTATTGATGCCGCAGAGGTTGCAGCAAAGAAAACAGCATCAGGAGCAAACGCACATTCATTTAAGCAATCATTAATTGATGGCATTACAAAGGGTGCATTAGATGGTTTAGTAAATGGCAACAGCCGTTCAGCTAAATTTGAGATCAAAGCAGGTGATATGACCGTTGCAAACAATTTCACAGGTGAGGTAATCCCTGCGCAATATGTTCCGGGTATTAAGTACGATCCAACACGTCCGGTACACGTTCGCCAATTATTGGCACAAGGTTCAACACAATCTGATGTTGTTCGTTACGTTCGTGAATCAGCATACGACAATGGTGCAGCAGCAACAGCACAGGGATCAACGTTTACTGAATCAGATTTCGATTTGACAGCATTCGATGCAAACGTTCAGAAAATCGGTACATATTTCCGTATTTCAGAAGAAATGTTAGCAGATACACCACAGCTAACATCATATTTAGCAGCACGTGCGCCTGAAAAATTATTAACCGTTGAGGATGCACAATTACTTTATGGTAATGGTACAGCACCGAACATTTCGGGAATTTCAACATCAGGATCAACAGCATTCGCAGCAGGTGCATTTGCAGATGCAATCACAGCAGCAAATCAATTTGATGTTTTAACCGTAGCAATCAACCAATTAGCATTGGTAAACTACCGTCCTGATTATATCATGTTGAATCCAACAGATTTCAATAAAATCCTTTTATTGAAGGCAACAACCAATGAGTATTTGCAAGAGCAAGCATACATGGGTTTACAACCACAATTCTTAGGAATACCGGTTGTAATTAACACAGCGGTAACGGCAGGAACGTATTTGGTAGGTAATTTCGCAATGGGAACTCAATTATGGGTTCGTGAAAACCTTTCATTAGAGTTTTTCCGTGAGGATGGAACAAACGTACGTGATGGTTTCGTGACCGTTCGTTTGGTTGAAAGAATTGCATTAACTAACTACGCACCATTAGCAATTGTCAAAGGAGTATTCTCTACTGATATTGCAGCTATCGGAGTATAGTTTTAATACAGATTCAAATTAAGAGAGGCCACCTAAATTTTGGGTGGCTTTTCTTTTTATATTTGTTCAAAAAATAGCACAATTATGGGCAAAGTTTTAATGCGAAAAACGGTATTTGATAACAAAACAGGATACCACAAAGCCGGTGAAATCGTTACGGTTTCGGCTGATGTTGAAAGACATTATTTGGCACACAATTATGCAGTCAAAGCAGAGGCAGAGATTGTTGAAACAATTGTGGAGGCCAATGAAATTGAAACCAAAGTGGAGGCCGTAGAGGTTGAAACAAAGGAACAAAAAATGATCTACGGACACATAGGACAAAAAGCAAAAAAGAATGCGGC